CAGCTTGGGTAGCCATTAGTCCTGAGTCTTTCCCATACATCTCTATCTCTACAACGATATTGCCAGTTCGTTGGCTCATCGGGTCAAACTTTACCTCTACAGCCTTATTGATCTCTGGTATCCATATATCGTACCCCTTAAAAGCGTTTACAAGGGTCGCACAAGGGTATTTCTTGCGTAGGATAGCCAAGACCCTTTCCTCTATTTCCAAACCCCTCTGTAGGTCGTTTTGGAAGGTCATTAAGCCACCCTGATCGGAAGGGGGGTGGCACTCCTTGAAAGGGTGTGGCATTGCGCCACTAATGCCGATCTCATCGGGGATTACATACAACTAACTACTGTTCCACAAATAGTACACACTTGTAGCTTACCACCGACAATTAGTGTCTGTGTCTGACAAGCATACGCACTTCCTAGTAACATATATGTTACCAATCCTATAGCAATCTTTTTCATGTCTTTCTCCTAAAAGGGAATGTCATCTTCAATACCACTACTCTTAGGCAACTCATCATCGCCCTTGGGAGTAAAGCCCTTCTGTTTCGGATCACCAATACGACCCGATAAGAACTTGCCCTTTTTGCCTTCCTTTAGCCAGGCATCAAACCAATGCTCAACTCCGTTAATCTTGATTGACCCCTTGTAATCAGGGTGTTTCTCTGTGAGCTTTTTGTCGTTCTTAAATAGACTAAAGCTGCCATCTTTCATTTCATAGGTCATTTCTGCCTCGCTTTTAGTTGGTTAAATAGGTCTAAGACCTCGCTTAAAAACTGCTTTACTTCTACTTCCATCGAGTCGATATACTCCTGATCCCTCTCGACTCGTACTACAAACAACTGCAAGTCCTCTGGCACTCTAGGATCGAATGATACAAAGTCGCACCATTTCGCGCCTGTACAAGCCATCTGGCATTGCATTTGTGGGATGTATTTACTCGGAGCTTTGTTCTCCAAAACTGTTTCAATATGGTTAGCTGTGTTGGGCGCTTTTATCTCAATGAGACCTTCCCCTACAATGCCATCAGGAGAGCATCCAAAGCCTTCTATTGTGGGATGGTCTACGAACCCCTCCTCCTTTACAAAAGTGCCTGTATGAGCCTCGTATGCCATCCTAGCGAATGGCTCTTGCTCTGTACCCCATTCCATTGCAGCATTGGTAAACGACTCCCCTGCCTTGCCGGTCAATCGCTGAACCACTAACTCCATCTTGTAGTTCTTACGACTTGCTGACTCGCCAGACTTAATCTTGGCTAAAACATCTGCGACCCGACTAGCAGTAACTTTGCCTAATCTGGCAGCAAACCATTCTTCTGTTCTTTGTTCCATACAATCCCTTTCAATGGATTTTTTGATCCGCATGAATCTGCTGTAAGCAGTCATTCAGAAACTTTACCATAATCTGTGAAACTTCTAAAGATAAATCTGATCCCTCAATCTCGATAGCAAACCGAAATGGAGCAACCTCTGTTACTGTCATTACTGCTTTAGATACTGGCTCAGACATATTTTGATCGTTGCATAGCCTCTGCTATAAAACACCGATTCTCCCCTTTCATTTTCTTTTGGTACTCATCACTACAGTCATCACAGACTGTAACTCTCTCTCCTGATCCCCTCCTGTAATACTGCCATTTTTTATAATCTGATTTGGAATGAAAGCATACAGGATACCAATCATTCTTTATCGTCATCGGCTGGAGGTTCTTGGGGGTCTCTGCGAATAAGCTGTGTATCAACTCCATCATTTTCAAACTGCCTCTGATATGCGAGAGACAAGGCATCGATGGCTGCATCCCAACCTGCTGCAAAGAAATGCTCGCAGATCATAGACTGCCCAAAAGGAATGTCTACTTCCTTTAGGGTTCTATAGAAAGCCTCCATACAATGCTTGTTTCTCATTTTATTAATTCCTCAATCCAAGAAGTTGCTAGTTCCCAAGACACCTTTATTATCGCAAAAGGTAACAAAATGTAAACACCTATCTCTACTAGGATTTTTGCCACTTTTTCCATTGCACAACTCCTGGTATCTCTGGCACATTTACATTCTCTAAAGTCCTTGCCGACAATGCGCGAAACTCTGCCCATTTCTTTTGGTACTTAGCTTGTTCGCTTGCCGGTACATAGCCATAAATCTTGCGCCACCGAATCGTAATATCTGTAGAACTTGGTGTGTAGATAAAATCATTTTCTTGCATATTTTCTCTCCGCTTCTCGTTTTAAACAATGTTCGCACTTCCATCTCATAACTGGGCGAACCCGATTTCCTGCTGCTACCAACTTAAAACCAGCTTTTGGTCTATCAGCCTGACAAGAACTACACCACTTTTTCTCCATCCCATCCTTCCTTTATATAACCATATTCCGAAACATCTACTACGGCTGTGAGCTTTAAACATACATCGCATTGGTCGATCCATGATCTGTGGTTCTCCGAACTCTTTAGTGGATGTGTACCCCAAGCCTTACCGCACTCGAAGCACACATTGTCTGGCTGCACATCAGCTAGTTTCACTCAGTTCTGCCTTCCGCTTTTCTTTGGCATCGTTTACCTTCTTCATCGCCTCTTTGTCCTTAGACACTTCCTTAAACGCTTGGGCAAAGTTCACCTTGAGTTCTGGGATGTCCTGAGAACCTAATATCTTTTCTACAAATTTCGTAGAATCCACCTCTATATCATCCCACAAATCCTCACCGACATAAAGAGATAAACCGAGACCATGTAGAGCAATAGCTTTAGCCAGGCATCTTTGCATTGCAGTATTAACTGCAAACGCATCGGGATTCGGTACTGCCTTGTTGCGATAGTCCATGACCGGCAACTGCGAGGTCATCGACTTACCAAACGCATTAACTGTGCAGAACACCATTACAGTCTCACCAAACAATACAGGCTGACCATAACTCCAAGTAGCTTGTGGATCGTGTTGTAGCAATGTGTCTACAGCCCATGCCCAAGACAGATAAGACAAACCATTCTTCTTCTCGATCTTATCCGATACATCTACATTCCTAAGTTCTAAATATTTAGACATTATTCTTCCTCCGCAATCAATTTGTTTTCAATATGGTCGTGGACTAGAAAATAAATAGCCCGACCAAACTTTTCCCATTCACCTTTATCTGCATACTCTCGCAGATTTTCCCACTTCTCAGCACCAGCATAATCCGCAGTTGCATCTGCAAGATACTCTTGGAAGTTATCCAAGTCCATCGGATCACATGGCTTACCTTGTTTCATATAGGTAGTCCACACATATTCCTGATGGTCATCAGCTTGCGCCATTTGCCGGTATGGTTCTTCTAACCAACTATCATATTTACTCACGATACACCCCCTGTTTTCCAAACATACACAATCATCGCTGGTGCAAGCATAAGGATAGCTGCCACAGCACCCCAAAATATATCTTTCCATTCGCCTTTAAAGTCTTTCATAATTCCCTTTCAAAGAAATTCCCCCCGAAGGGGGATGTTTATTATTTTGTATTGTCGTTAATGATGCTAACAACTTCAAGAGCTTTGTTATATATGCTTTTATAAAAATTGTCGTACATGACAAAGTCATTTTTGTCAGCATTATTCAACATTTCGATAATTGCTGTTAACTGTTTGTTTGCGGTAACTAAGTCCATTTTATTTTCCTTTTAATTAAGAGTTGACTTCTTTGATTGCTGTTTGATTTCTGCAATCTGTGTAGTCAAAGAAATATAATTTAACTTGATTAAGAATAGTTCTAGCCAAATCATCTTGACCAGCAGCTATTGCGTGTTGGGCATCAGACAACATACCAGCAAGGTACATATTAATGTTGTATTGCTGCTCAAAAGTTTTCTTAACTAATGACTCTGGGCATCCGTAGACTTTTATATCATTCATTTTTAAATTCCCTTTCAAAGAAATAAGCGACATCGCTTATGTAGAACTATACAGATATTTGTAGAGATTTGTAGAATAATTACTAGGGATATACCCTAATATCTACATTTACCTATTTTGGGTGTAGAATCAATGTTCTACAAAAGGAGAAGATATGGATACTGTTGCACAAAAACAACACTTTGATAAATTACTAGAGGTGTTTGGTAGCTACAAAGATATAGCAGACAAGCTCGG